TCAACGTATTTCCTCCAAAAAAAGAGATAAGCTATACACAATAGTTTCATTATCTATGGCCTGTACAGTTAATCGTTGTAGGGCAATGCCATTCTCTACGGTTGGTTCTATGTGTGTTTTATAAGAAATAGATTCCCTAGGGCTCATAATAAATTGAGAATTATAACTCCCTTCTTGAATGTGACCTGTTTTGTAATACTGGGACTTACTTTCCTCTAAATATGTTACAGTGTCTTGTACTATATAATCCCAATAATAAGCCTTATAGATTGTCAAGGTAGCCATCCAAAATACAGATAATATAACAGGCAATATAAACATAATAATGGCTGTTGATACTAAGGCATCTCCATACATAAATCCCTTAGTGTACTTCTTCCCAACGAATACGTCCCGTCTGCACAGATATCCATATACGATTTCTCTCACCACTTTCTCGATCCCGTAAAATAAGTTCCGTTCCATCATAAGGCAATCCTAGAGAAGAAAAAGAGATAACCGTTAAAGGTTGTACGTTTTCAATCCCTGTAGGTAACGATATATCGACTGTATGATGATGCGCATCCTCCTCTAAGCTATAGCTATCTTTATTTAATATGAATAACATGCGCCCTTTCCCATTCGACTTATGACCAAGCATGGACCAAAGTTGAACCTTTTTTAACATATATACCACTTCTTGAGTACTTCCATTTAAGGTATAACGACTGGGCGTCGTAACAATAGGCAAAGACAGAGAAATCAAAAGTAAAAATAAACTAATAGCAATAATCCACTCGGCTAACAAAGAGCCAAACTGATGATGTATAGGTTGTGCCTTAACCATTGATATAACACCTCCATGTAGGATCCGCCATGTAAGGCACACCAAGCACCAAAGCATAGAAAGGGACCAAATGGAATATATCGATTACGATAGCTCGTTAGTAAGAGATAGAGAGAACCAACACAAAAGGCTACGTAAAAAAAGCATATAATCTCCCAAGGCGTAAGCCACACGGAAATAGCAGAAAACCATTTCACATCGCCTAGTCCAAAACCTTTATGACTAATAAGACGAAGTCCATATGTAATAGTACCTACAGTCATAACACTTATGATTGTTATAAGCATAGACTTATCATTTAGAAAGCTATACAAAATGCCACCTATAACAAGCACTAAGGCCCCTTCATCAGGTAATATATAGTAATGCATATCGATGGTAGCACCTGCTATGATGATGAGTGAAAACACAGCATACAAAGCAACGTGAATAAATGATATTACCTGGGATGAAACTATAATAGGTAGTACTATGGATGCTATATACACGATCAGTGCTATAACATAATGAGTCCCTTTCATACCTTGTCCTTCCATACAATCAACTATAGATATAAGTTACGTTAAGGTGCATCAGGTGCTTTAACTACAACTGCTTTTGCAGTACCGCCATTAACCACTTCATAAGTAATGGTATATTCCTTATCCTTTGCAGTCTTAACATGTTCTGTAAGATAACCTTCTTTATATAGATTTTCTACAGTTGGTGGTGTATCTACATTCTTGTCGATCATAAAAGGTTATATCTTATTAATTTATTTCAAATTTCAAAATACGTTGTAATAATCAAAGTTTTATATCGTGGTTTAGTTAAACCAATAACAGAAAACACCATATTTCAAAATCAGTTTTTGACGAATTTTTGACGGCAATAAAAAAGAGGGTAGCAATTACGCTACCCTCAATTTGTTTATATAGTTCTATTTTCAACTGTCAACTAACAGTTGATTGTTGCAAGCCGTGCAACTCGGAGATAGATTAGATCACCATTCCTTTACTGTGTAAAGTACACTACCGCCCTCTAAATGTTGACCGTTGAAATGTGTTAGCACTTCAACTTTACCTGCTTGATAGCCTATGGTTTCATAGGCTTTTTTATCTATCAAAGTAACACCAGCTTTTATCTTGTGTCCTTTGTTTAGATTTATCTTATATACATCGACTTTCTGTTCTTCTGTGTTAGCAACTACGGCTGTCCTGTCAGATTTTTCTATTGCTGCTTTAGGTAAGTTAGGGTTGCTATGTGCAATATCCTGTTTAACCTTTTCTGCAGCTTTTTCAACTGTAGGTGCTTGCGTGTAATAAGTCGCTACAGGTTGAGTTCTTTCCTTAACGGAAATAACTTCTTGTGCTTGTTGTTCCGTTACATGAATTGCCTTTGATAGTTCCTTTGGAGATTTGGCTTGTTGTTGAGTTATCACAACAGGCTTTTCAATCTGTTTCTGTTTATACAGATGATAGCATCCTATACACACTAACATAAATACCAACATAGGAATTAGCACCTGTGCGGTGCGTTTATGTGTTTTTATATAAGTTAGTACCTTAGATAAATAAAACATTCATCTATGCCCCCTCTACCTCTTCCATTAGCATTTTTAAAGCCTTAAACTTTTCATCAGCAAATCGATTATTTAGACTTTCACGTAACACACTACTATTCCATTCAAGGCTCATGCACGTATCATAGATGCCAGCGATTAGGTCATAATCAAACCGCTTATCATCAATGTAGGATAGGTTTGGTAATTCAATGTCTAATGCCTTTTCCATTAGTTTTAATGCATCGTTGAACATATTAACGATTTCACCAGTACCATATTGTACCGCTCTGCTCCACACTACATCTTTTAATGCATTAGAATGTTTATCTACATTAAACATATTTTGTCTTAGGTATTCACACGCTACATCATAGTAAGCACTTTTAATATAGTCATGTTGCATCTGTTCAAAACCTACCGCATCAAGTGTACCTAATTCTTGCCACTTTGTAATAAAACCATCAGAATTGATTTCACCGCTATCAATCAAGGCTCTTGCGTAGTCCTTATAAAAGCCATCTTGCTTTAAACCCCAACCAAGAAACGCATCAACGCTACCACAATTACTTGCTAGTTGATACGTACCATAAGAGATACCGCCAGCATCATTGATGCCACTAGATACACACGCTGGATCTCCATTACTTTCGTATTCAGCACTCAACTGTCCTAATTCAGCCATTCTAATCACTCCTTTTCATTGTCATTGCTGCCCCCATTTGTATGTTGGGAGCGTTTAGAACCACTAGCAGCACCGATATAACCACCAAGCACACCAACTATTACACTCGCCAAGTCTTTTTGTTCAAGATAAATAGTCATGATTAGTGCAGTCGCTAGTGCCACTAAGGTTATAGCGTCCTCATAATGAATTTTCATTTAATCGCATCCTTTATTGATTTAACTAACGCTATCAATTCTTTAACCAAATTCATCGCACGTTTGAACCATATGCTTTCCACAAATTCTAGTTCAATCATGTTTTCTACAATACTTGCTAACTCAACCATGATAGGTACTAGATATAACAAGGTGGATAGAAATACATCAATTCTACCTAACATCGGAATGTCAACATCTGGCAACGTTAAGAGAATGAACGATAACAGGAATAACCACGGATATGATTTAACCAACTTCTTAGTCATATCTGCCCTTAGCTTTCCACTTACTAGAAATCTATGTATCTTGCCATTTATCTCAACTGGCGCCCAACCTCTCCAAATGATTGCTAGAATAGTATTCTTGATTGTTATTTCTCTATTCGTTGCCAAATTAAAATTGCGTGCCTCAACCAAGACACGCAAGAATGTATCAACAAAAACCAACACAACACTTGTGAATATAGCCAATGATATCCTAACGGCTTCATTCAAATTAAAAACCTCGACCACAAAAGGTGGTGGAAGAAAAACTTCAATCATACTTACTCTCCAATTCGTTCTATCTTAATTTTAAACAAATGCCTAGTGGTATTCACCCAGTCTCTCCAACCATTTATATTAAACACCGCTTTCGGTGCCACCTCTGTATTTACCCCTAAACTAACATTCACTTCAATATCTGTTGATGTAGCAATCGTAAATTCATTACTTTTATTGGTTTGCCCCTCGACTGTCGCTCTATATCTACCTTTGGGTAAATAGACAAACATTTTTTCAGTACCTCTAATATCTGTAGGGTACTTCTCCCATTGCCAAGTATTAAAGGATACAGGATTGCTTTGAACATAACTCTTGTTTCCGTTTGATGTACGTTGCACCACAAGGGCGGTTTTATCCGCCCCCAATCGTGCATAGTATGTTTTACCGCTAATTACTATTGGCAATCGCTTTTCGCCTACATCACGCAAGTTATCAGTCAGTCCAAATGTTAATGTATCATTCCCTTTCTTAACTTTTAGATTAGGCATTATTCAACATACACCTCGTTTCCACCATTAGCACTCCACAATTTCAATCGGCTATTTAAGGATGTTTGAACCCTACCCCAAGATTTCCATGTGTTAGCCATAAACATACGATGGTATGTTTCGCCATTGAACGCATGGAATGTTTGGTCTATCATCGCACCTTTGCCAAAGTTCATTACGATTAGCATCCCTTGTTTGTGGCTGCGTGGAGGGTTATTAGCACCGCCATCAAAGTTAATTTCGATTGCACCTTGTTCTATGAATGTATTCCAGTCCTTAGCCGCCTCAACTTTCGTATATGGAAAACCTAACTGGTCTACTTCTGTTTTCTTAACAAAGTTATCATCCACATCTTTTTTCTTATAAATTGCCGTTCCGTAATGTTTGGTGGTAAGTACTGTGAAACTATCTGTACCATCATAGTGTTTAAATTCCTTACCTTTAATAAACGTATTAACGGAGTTATCACCAAGTTCTACGTTACCAGCGGTAGATACTTTAGCCATACCAACACCGTGTCCGTCAGGTTTATAACCCTCGATTAAGGTATTGTTAGCCATTTTAAGTGCGCCACTTAATGTACCGCCTGTTAATTTGAGATAATCAAGTGTTGCTAATCGTGCGGTATTGATAGAATTTTGATAGTCTTTGTTTGGATCACCAACATAAATATCAACTTGGTGTCGCTTATCAGGTTTTTCTGTTAAAACTGCAAAATAGAATTTTCCGTTGTAGTAGGCAATATCTTCGATTTCAGTAGTTCTATTGATTTCAATAATCTGTTTAACTGTGCCAAATGGTGTACATTCTACTAAGCTACCCAAAGTTGCACTCATGATGCACCCATTTAACATGAAAGCACCATTGTTATTGAAATCATCGTATTGGTAATCAACTTGATATGTTTTCATTTTCACAAAATCATCATTGTACAAGTTGATTTCACGCAAACGTTGTTGACCGCTAATAGGTACGATACTTACATAAGTCCGTGTGATTGGGTCATAGCCAATATTGAATACACGTTCATTCAATGTGATAGTACGTTCATATTGCATTGTGTCTGCGTTAAGTACTGTTAAGTTGTTACCATTTTTTAAACCATTGGCCAAATAAATCTTATTTGTGTTTTTGTTGTAGCACATAGTGTTACAATGCCCCATCTTGTCAGGGTCATTGAATTTGTATGTGCCTACAATCTCAAATGTGGATGAGTTGAGTTCATATAATATTTGGTTGTTACCATCACCGCTAATACAAGCTAATACGAATACATTCTTTTTATCGTTATAAGTAAAGCCTTGACATTGGTTGACCTCATCGCCGTATTGAATGTTTTTTACAAATGCAATATTATTTGCACCTTTAAGCATCGGTGTTTCAGTCGGATAGAACGGCTTAATATTACTATACGTACCCATATCCATTACGCTATCAACTGTATTAAACGATAGATGCTCATTGATTTTGTAGATGCCATTAGGTATCAATAAGATTTTATTCTTCAAGTTATCGTTAGCACGTTTAAATGCTGCGGTATCATCTGCTACACCATCGCCTACCGCTCCAAAGTCTTTTACGGAAACAATGCCATACAAACTATCTTTAGTTTGATACTTTGCATCAGCTTCGGTTTTAGTTACCAAGCCACCGCCATTAGGCAACGCAATTTGTTCTGCTTTACTTGCTGCGACTTCTGCACGTTTAGCAGCATCTGTTGCCTTGATAGCATTACTTGCGATTGATGTTTGTTTATTATCAATGTCAGTTTTTAAATTTCGTGCTTGACTGACTAAATCATTAATATCTCGTTTATCAACTGTAGTTTGTCCTGCATACGCTTTCGCATCTCTGACTAATCGTTCTGCAGTAGCAACATTAGTTGAGGATGTATCAAGTGCGGTATTAGCCGTTGCCAATTTATCATCAACAGTTGATGCAATCGTTTTGATTTCTTCGCCCAATCGGTTGATAGTATCTGCGTTAGCGTTAATCTTATCGGACTTTTCAGAAATTACACTCATAGCATTAATTGCATCATTAGCAGCTTTTACGGAACGCTCTACAATATCCCTCGCAACTTCATTTGCGTTCTTATCGCTATCCACTCGAATTTTTAATGAGCGGTCTAGTTCCGCTTTCATCTCTTGTAAGATGAGTATGATCTTGTCTGTTGCGTGTTCGATATTCTCGAATGGGTACTCATCAGGCAAGTCCATATCTTGTGAGATTGGTGTTTTACGCTCCAAGATAACCTTTTGCCCTACGGCTAGTGCATCCCCATTCGCTGGATAGATTACCGATTTTGTGCTTTCGTCATAATCGATATTTCCTACTTGTACCGCCTCTGTACCATCCGCATCAACGATAGTTAGTTTAATATCCTCGATTTGCACAAAATCATAAGGGAAAATAAACTTCTTATTTCTCCCATCACATTGATACACTACAGATGGTTTTAGTACTTCTGGTGTCAATTTAACATCCCCTTTCAGTTGTATATAAATAGGACTACCCATTATGGATAGTCCTTATTTATCAATGTTTCTTTTTGTCTTTTTTAGTTTTAAGTCTGCGGTCAAACACAATAGCCATGATTACATCTTCTAGTTTTGCATCCGTATCTGTGAACGCATATTTAGCTAATGTCCATAGTCCGTCGGTAACAGTATCACTAAAACCAGTTGCCCTGTTCGCTAACTGACTAAGACTTCTACCTAAATCAACACCATCTTTTTTATCGTTGATAATAGCATTGCCTACATCGTAAAACTTCTCTACAATGCTTAAAGCCATAACACTATTACCTTTATTAAATGGTCTATCACCTAGAATGTATTTCATAGCCATATTTGACATATCACGGATGATTGGTACACCCATAGTACCTTGTGAGACTAACTCTTCAATAAATGACTTAGCTAAATCTTCTGGTTTGTCATCATCGCCATTCGTTAAGGCTTTATACGCCACCATACCTACTGCTTGTGAAATCAATGTCCACCATAGCATTTTAACGAACCTTGCATAATCTCCATTATCCTTACGTGCATAGTTGCCCTCTGTGATGATGTTGTACAAGGTATTAGCGTAGGAATAGAACGGAACGAATAATTGAGTGAATGTAGAACGTGAACGTTGAATAGCAGCAGCATCTTTAGTATCACCACTACCAAATATATCACGGACTGCTCTGTCGCCAGCCTCGATAGATTGTTGCTCTATCCATTCTGCACTTACACCTTCTTTAGTCATGAATTCTGCTTGCTTTTGATCATATGCAAATTTCCATACAGGAATAGATAATGCAAAGTCTGTTTCTGTAAGTAATCTGAACCCCATTTGATTTATATCATCACGAACATTAGCTAATTGTTCTACCTTGTAACCGCCTACATTTGTATCACCTAAACGCAAGCCTTTACCTGCAATAGATAAACCTTGTTTCAAATCTTTATCCAAAGTTTGAATACGTTCCCTCATGAAGATTGATTGTGCTAATACAAAATCTCTAGTGTTGTTGTAAGTGGTTGTGCCGTGTCCATAGAACCCTATGCCAGCATGATTGATAGCTCTAATGGTATTACCTACACCGATACGATAGAACGCAACTGGTAAGTTCAACGCATTTTGTAAAGCTACCGATACACGCCCAGCCATAACGGCGGTTGATGTATTCTTTTTCAACGTAAGAATAAGTCTATCAATATCATTCGTTTTAGCTGCCTCATCTTGCCAATTATCACGAACCCAAGTACGCAAGAATTGGTAGGTATCAGCGCCAAACTTATCTACAATGTAGTTTTGTAGTTCACGATTAGAGATTAATTTATTTACATCGGTAACCGCTTTACGCATGGTTACATGGTTAATAGCCTCTGTAATAGCATTAGGAATTACATCAAAATCAAGTAACAATGATTTATCTTTGACAACATCTAAACGTGATTTAGTAGCACTCATGCCACTTCCCCATACTGCATTACTACTAACCATAGTTTTTGCAATATCTTCAACTTGGTTATCACTAACAGATGCATTAACTTTAGGGTTATAAACGATAGGGAAATATTGCCCTTCAATGTTTCTACCGCCGATAGAGAATGTTAAACCCTCTACTTTCTTTAATGGGTTACCATAGAGTTCTTCTTGCACTCGACTACGCTCATCAAAGAATGAATTGATATGATCCCATGTACGAATAACAAACTCCCAGTCCTTATCAGTCATGTGTTCTTGGAACGCACGTTCAATTTCAACCTCATTTGCTTTTGTGGTTTCCATCACACGTTGTCGGTTACTTTCCGTACCCCAGTTAAGGGCAATCATGATAAGTTGCTCTTTGGTTAAGCCGTATAACTCACCAACTGTGTACAAGTGGTCATTACGCATATCAAATAATTCACGCTTGGAATATATTCCTACATCCTTTGCCAATCTACGCATAGAGTTTTCCTTACGTTCATTGAACGCTTGTGTTGCTCGACTGATTGGGTCATAGATATATTTAACTGCGAACCCATTTTTACCGCCACCAAGCCTACGTAAGAATGTTTCGACTTTAAGTAAGGCTAGATGAAAACCATACAACTTACCGCTTACTGCATCCATCTTAGTTTGATTGTTGAGTTTGTTGAATACATCGCCACTTTCTTTACCAAAAGTTTCTGTAGCTTCACCGATGATTTCTTGTACTGCATTTTCAAATGATACGCTATCGCCTTTATCATTTAAGATTGTTGTACCCTCATACTCATTTCTGCCATTCTTGTACATCCCTGTCATGAGTTCTTCTAGCGTTTCTAGTTCGTTCATGGTAATAGAACGGAATGGCTTAGGCGATTTAGAGTAAAACATTTCAACTATCCAAGGTTCTAATTGAACAGTAGATTGTTGATTTAGAATACCAACATCAGGATCTAGTGCAGCTAATACACTATTCATATCGAACCCATCAGTAGGTTGTAAGCCGTCATACTTAGTCAAACCCATTTGGTAAGCCATATGAGAATAGAAATAACGCATATTAGGTTCAATAGTGATAGGGTTCTTAGGTCTAGTCATGCGTTGTAACTGATTTTTCAATTTCAATCGCAATTTCTTGGACTTTTCAAAGTTTTCAAACGCTACTCTTGCCCTTGCTTGTTGTAACATTTGTTCACGCTTAAAGCCAAGTGCCTTATCAACATCACCTACCGCCAATGCTCTATCTGCTTTCTTACCAGCAGTTACGGCTTTATTTTGATACGTTTTAAACTGTACTGCATTAGATATAGGCAATTCGCCTAACTCTTTTCTTGCTCGGTTCATGTAGTCAGAAATTGTACCAAGTCCAGCACCACGAATAGCACGTACATTATTGATGCGGTCTTGCAATGCATCTTCCAATCGCTTAATGCGATTTTCTGCTTTTTTAAGTTCTTTAGTAGTATCAGTCAAAGCAGTATCTACTTTTTTCTTGTCAGATTTCAACTCATCGTACTTAGTAGGCTTAACCTCTTTTTCAATTTCGCTTAATTCTGTATCGATAGTTTCTGCGTTAGGGTCTAACTTACGAATACGTTCTAATAATTCCCAGTTCTTCGCTAGTTCACGATTAGTAGACTTTTGAATAATCTTACTTTCCTCTTCGGTAAGTTTCATTTGACCTTGTGTACTAAGCAAGATTTCTTCTGCGATTTGCTCATTAGTTTTGCCTACATTGTTATCTTTCATAAACTCTGCTTTCGCATTGTCCATTTCTTGATTGATAGCATCGTTAAATGTAGCACCAGTTTGTTCGACTTCTGCTTTCTCTAACTCTTCAATAGAGTTGTACTGTGTATCTTTCAACGCACCCTCACCAAACACGTTGTATCGTTGATGCTCTTTGTATATAGGATATTGCTCAATCAATCGTTTTTCGATTTCAATTTGGATAGCATCCTTTTCTTCTTCCCATTCTTTAATTGGTCGATTATCCAATTCTTTCATGAGTTTTCGCATCACACGTTCTTTTGCTTTCTCTTTTACATCTGCAATGTAGGACTGCATACGTGCTTGGTCTTGCTCTGATAACTGTTTATAGAGTTCTGTTTTCTCAAACTGTTCTAGTTGTTGTTGCTCTGCGTATGCCTCTATATCCTCTTGGGTTGCAAGCATACGATCCATTACTTCCCTAATCTCTTTAGGTGGTAAACCGCCTAAGCGTGATACTGCACGATAGATAGCACTTAGCCACTTACTAAATCGTCTGAATGTACGTTCAAGGAATTTGGTAGGTGCTTCACCCTCTCTTAGGTAAGCCTCAAACCCTCTAGCGAATTTCTCGTGTGCATCAGTATTGTTTGTTTCATTATCATTCCACCCAGTCCATTCTTTCAACTTGTTCCAATCTAGAACAAGTTGCTCAGGTGCATTCTCCATTTCAGCTAATGTCTTAATATCGTCAAAGAATACATGACCCATCTCATGCATGAATGTTGATTTATCAGCGGTTTTGAAAAGTTGTACTACACGTTCTGTTTGAGATTTGATAGTTGTCATGCCGTTGATGTTTTGAAAATAAACCTCTACCGCTTCATCAGCACGTTTAGTCGCATCTAATCTACTTTGTTTTACCTCTTTTTCGTATTCCTCAATATGAATACCCTGAGATTTTAATTCTTTAATCAAGCCTTTATCAGTTCCTTTAGGAACGATAGCTGCTTTAACTTCTTTAAACTCAACGGCTCTTTGTGGTTTAGCCTCAAAGTATCTAACTGGTAGATTAGAAATTTGTTCAACTAATTTTTCCGCTTTCTCTCTCATCTCATCTGTAGGTGTGAAATCTGCGGAACGTGCAGCTGCATCAAATGATTTGTTCTTTTGTTGCATTGTAATTAATACTTGCAACGCATCATTGAACGCATCAAAAGTGCTATTGTATGCATAATGTTCAACCATATCATTCATGAATGCATCAATATTTTGTTTTACTTCTTCATAAGCTGCATTGGTATTGTTTGCTTCATCTTCTAAATCAATATCACCACTAATCTTAGTTTCTGCTTCTGATTTTAAAGATTTCATGCTTTTAATGCGTTTAGCACTAGCAGCAATTACAGAACCTTTTGTGTTGCCAAACATACCTTTTTGTTTGTTTTGTTGTTGACCTACCATAGCATCAACAACATTTTCAAGCGTTAAAGGTACTTTTTTACCTTTAACTTCTATCTTTGGTTCACCTAATAGCTTTTCTCTTACCTCGTTTTTCCATGTTTCGTATGCTTTAGCGGTAGATTTAACATTGATTTTCTTTTCTACATCTTCATGTAATTTCTGTGTATCAATATAGGTAGAACCATCTTTGCGTTTTGCGTGTTTAATTTTAGGTTCTTTGCCAAGTGTAGTTAAGAAATAATACTTTGTTTCATCTTTGTTGAACACTCTTTCCACAAAGTCAGATGATGTGCTATCGTCTATACCCATAACACGTGCATCTTTCAACGCTTTAAGTTGTCCATCTGTCGCTTCAAGTTGTTCTAACGCTGGCAACATATCATCATACAATGCACTTGCGTTTTCCTCTCTCCACGCTTTGTAGATGTAAGGGAATGTTTGTGTCCACGCATCTCTACTGAAAATAGGTGTAGTTTTAGGATCTATAACTTCTTTAGGAATAACCAAAGAAATATCACCAAAGTTATTATATTCAACATCTTTATTTGTGATTGCTACAGATGGTACTGGTAAGCCACCTAGCTTTAACGCTTTAGATAAACTATCAGCACTCATATTATGATAGGCTACAAGGTTTCTATCATCTTTCTTTTGTGCATATCCAGTATTATCGCCAAGTTTACCATTCACATTAATCTGTACTGTGTTTAGGTAGTCCATAGCAGTATAACGTGCGTTACCAGCCTCACGCATGATTTGTGCGAACACATCCGCATGAGTAGCCACCAATAACGCATCCTCGTGTGCTTGTTGCTTGATATGCCCTTTAGTGCTAGTTTCTAGTAGTTCACGAACCTTTGTATATACTTCATGACCTGCTTTTGTTAGGTTCATACGTAATGCTACGTTATTATCAGCAATTTCAAAGACTTTATCTTTCATAGCCTCTAAACTTTCGATTTGCATCAACATATGTTCCATATCTGCATAATGTGCATCAGATTGTGCTAGTGCATCAGCATTACCATCAAGGCTTGCAGTTGTAGTCGCTCGGCTATACTCATAGGCTGCTCGTCTACGTTCCGCATTAGTACGTGGTGCTTTACCGCCATTGTTAGCTTTATAATCAGTTAGCCATTGTGGTTCAATACCAGTACTTACCGCATCATTGATAGATTTATCTGCATTGTCAAAGTCGCTTGCATAGGTTTCTCTATATTGTTCTTTTAACGTATGTAGTAAGTTATTGAAATTGCGTTTAATGTTCGTAGGGTCTGCCAATACTTGGTTAAGTACTTCACGATCTATATCAGATGCACCCTCAAATTCATTACGGATAATATCATCTTTGATACGTTCCGCACGTTTAGATGTATCATCTTTCAATACTGATTTAGCTACATCTACTTCTTGTTTCGCACGTTCTAATGTAGCCAATGACATACCGCCACGTGTAAAGTAAGAGGTTTGTTTCAATGCATATACAGTTTCATCGGATAGGTTCATAGATACTTGTGCATAACTACCAATAGGAATTTCAACAGGTGCATCCGCCTCGATAGCTGCTTTGACTTCCTCTTGTGTAACTAAACCATTATCAACCATATCACGGATAGCAAGTTGTCCGTTTTCAGATTGTACTAATTCTGCCACATCTACATATTGAGTAGATACACCTACCTTATCGCCCTGTGCTTGTACGATTTTTCCGTATAGTTCAGGGTTTTCTTTTGCGATTTTATTGGTAGCACTATCTTTACGAACATTATCCATAATGGTTGCACCATTGCGATTTTGCTCGGCAATGATAGCTGCTTGTTGTTGCTCTGGTGTTAGCTTTTGAAAATCACGAAATGCTTTAGCAGTACGTACACCGCCTACTGCACCACCGATAGCACCAAACCCTATTACCGCTGGCAAGGCTTGTTTCATTGCATCTAGTGAACCTATAGCAATATCACCTACGCTATAATAACCCTCTAAGTCATTATCCTTGCGTGTTAGGTTGTGTTGTACCTTTTCGTTTACATCTTGCAAACCCTCTTCAAAGAGTTCAGGTACACCAGCTTTAATAGAGTTTTTAGCCATTTGTGCAACTGTTGTACCAATACCTCTATCAAATGTAGCTGCAACATCAGTAGTACCATTAGTGATTACTTTTGCTAGTGCTGATTTAGGTGCAACATTATTTATACCTTTACCGATAGCCTTAGTTGCTACAAATTCAATACCAGCATCTATAGCAGCATATGACATAGCATACTTTCTAGCCTCTTCATTTGTATATACTTGATTGCCGTTTGCATCTCGTTTTTGAATGAGTTCAAGATACTTGTTACCAAATGACATCTGATACATTTGTTCAGCCATACCAACTTGCGCACCAGTACTCAAACCAACTAAGGCAGCTGGAATAGCACCCTCACCACCAAGTGGTGCAGTAGCAGCAGCACCAGCCGCCGCACCTAATGCCATACCCTCTGCAGCACGATTAGAACCCATGATAGCGTGTGCAGCCATCATATATACTTGACTAGCCGTAGCACCAACTACATTTTCTAATACATTGTTATCATCTGACTTGCGATATTTAGATAAGTTAGATTGTAAGCGTTCTACCTCGTCATTAAGTTCTTGAATGCGTTGTGGATCAGTAGCCGTTGATAACTCCATACCAACTTTGCCTAATTTGATTTGGTCATTAATCGCCCATGTGTTTTGTTGGATGCTATCCCATACACCATGCGTATCTTTTACCGATTGTAAATTCTGTAATGTAGTGATAGCCTCTGCGGAGTTTTTATAATTAATACCCATTAATTCAGGGTACAACTCATACACTTCATTAATAGTCTTACCACGATTAATTTGTGCTGCCGCTGCCTCTGCTCGTCTAATACCATCTTGACCGCTTGCCATGATAAGGTCAGGACTAATACCTAGTGCCTCACCACTATCATATGCTGATTGCGCCCAGTCCGCTTTATTCCACAAATAGATTTGTTCTGCACGATGCATTGCAGGTTGTAAGATTTCACCAGCTTTATTCACAAAGTTTTCGCTTTGTTGCGGTGTAACATCAGTTTGTGTTAATGCGTTCATAGCATTCATATCAACTGTAGCGGTTGATGGGTCTTTTGTTAGCCAATCACTAACACCACTAGCTGCATTGCTAATAGCTTTACCATATGAATTGTCTGTTACTTGTTGTTGAACACCGCCCTCAAATCTTACGTTTGCGTGTGATTTAACACTAAACGTACCATTTGTCGCTTGTTCAGGTGTAATCTTATAATCACTCATTATTGTCCTAACCTTTCAGCTAATTCTGCTGGTGTTATGGTGTATTCCTCACCTCTAGCATCTTTATAAACGTAGTATGGCTGACCATCTGCACCAGTTGTGTTATATAGACCATACATACCTTGTGATGCTAATTGTGCGTCCGTGTAAGATACTGCAGCGCCTTTGCCACCAAAGGTATTTGCTAACTTACCTACACCCCAATATTTACCAGTTTCCGTAGATGCGATTGTTTGTTCTGCTACCGCATCAGCACCCCATTGTGCCATTTGTGCTGGTGATGGGTCATATCCGTTTTTCTCTCTAAATTCTTGTACTTTAGGATAAACTGCAGTTGATACCCCTTGCCATTCAACACCATCTATTTTCCTACCAGCTAAGTTTTCTATGCTACTTTTCATACCAGCCATATCAGGGGAATACTTCCCAGTACCATTTGAATATTCATCAAATTCATGGTTAATATCTGCTAATTGTGGAGCGGTAAAATACACACCCATTTGACCCATAAAGTTATTTAAATCACTCATAGATTTAAACTGTCCATTTGCTATTGCAGCTTTAACACCTAAAACATTAGCTGCTTTAGCTTGCAATGCTTTTGCAGTTGCTTTGTTTACAGATATTTGTGCTTGGTTTAACTGACCTTGCATTGCTCGTTGATATTCAGGATGAGTTTCCGCATAATCTTGTCGCATCTTTAATACTTCAACATCAGTCGCACCATTCCTTACCGCTGCTGCTACACGTTGCTCAATCTCTACTTTTTGATTTTCAAGTATCTGTGCTTTACGTTTAGCCATCACTTGTAAGCGTGTTGCCACGTTACGTTGGATCATTTCTTTTCGTTTTTGTGCCTCAGCTGGTGTTTCTTCTCTCGCTTGCCCCTCACCAAGTTCTGCTAACGTATTTACAACATATTGACGAATACTAGGATATTCATTCCCATTGCTATATTGAGGTTTATCCCAACCATCGCCACCACTACCTTTTACATGTGCTTTTGCGCCATCTCTTACCCACGCTTCTGCAGTACCCTCGCCAGCATACCAAGCAACTGCAGCACCCTCTACACCATACTTATCTATGTATTGTCCTAATTTAAAGGCAGCAACTTTTCTTTGTGCTTCCGGGTCGGAGATATTAGCGCCGGGGATGCCTGCTTCTGCACTCCATTCAGGCCAATTTTCAGGCATTATTTGGTAGCGACCATATGCACCAGTATCACCATTTACTACATGATCATTATCACTACTTTCGTTTGCAGAAACAGCTTTAATGAAAGCCTCTTTAGTAATAGTTCCAGTACCGCCAGCAACTTTACCAAATCCATCGTCATATAGTTTGTTGGTTACTTTCGTTAGTAAGTCAGGGTCATTAGGGTCAAATTCACCAATGACACCATCAATCTTGCTATCATCAGATGTAGCTAACACCATTGATGCATTACGTACTTTTTGACGATAACCCATGATTTTTTCTTCATCAATTAAGCCTGACATAGCAACTTGATTGATAATCTTGTTTGCACCATCTAAATCATCATCAGCCATTTTCTTTTCAATCATGGTAGTGGCAATGTTTTGTTGTGCTTTCTTTACTTGTAATCTGATAGTATTATCATCATATCCAAGATTAGATAATTGTGCTGCTACACTACCGCTTACTTGTTTCATAGCATCATCGAATGCATCAGGACTAGCATTTACTACCGCATTGTTAGATATGTTTTGTACATTCATATCTAACGCTTTCATAGCACTATCTTCAAATTGACCACGCACAAACTTATTGATTGTGTTTGTTGTATTGGTCATATCATTATCTACAACTTTATTGAAAGCATTGACCGCATCATTGAATTTAAAACCATACTTCTCGGTTATGAGTTGCCTTGCTCGTTTCTCTTGGTTTTGATAATCAAGCGGAATAGTCAAAGCATTTTCGCCCTTTCGGTTCATAGCACCATTATCAGGGTTATATAACCAATCATTCATCATGGCGTTGTATTCATTCGTTGCATTTACAACATCGGTCATTTCCTTTTGCTTTTGTATTGTCAGCATTGTGTTGCCTAAATCACCAATGGCTTTTGTGAGGTTATCCATGCCTTGTGTGTTGCCACCATAAGCCATTTCATTTACGTTAGCTTGTACACTACCATTAATAGTGTTTAAGCGTTGGTTACTATCATAGCCTATTAACTTCATTAAATACCCCACCTATTATTTCTAATAGCACCTTTGGTTACAAATTTCATCTTAGGCATACCAGCAGCCTCTAATGCATCGCTAGATGGTGAGTAATAGTTATTACCACTACCTACATTCTTACTTGCATATTGACCTTTAAGTCCGTAGATACTAGATGCACCACTCAATATCGTTCCTAGCATAGCCATTCTAGCTTGTGATTTAGCATTGCTTGCTGCTGCTCGTGCGGTGCTTGCCTCGTTGCGGTAGTTCATGCCATTAAGATATTCATTGTAGATACTGTTATTCTTGTTAGTTTCCCAATTCTGAATGTCTTTGTTGTATTCGTCATAGCTAGATGCCATCAACTGTAATGGTGTACCGCTCATGGTTAAACCGCCAGCACCAGTTTCTGCTACGTTCTGCCCTTGAATGAGTCGCATCTTATCGGACATTTTATCTCGCTCTTGTAAGGCTTGGTCTGCAATCTGTTCTTGCTTGCGATCACTTATGCGTGCGTTAGCCTCTGCCACCCTTGCCTGTTGATTGTACATTGCAGCTTGCGCCTTTCCCTGTTGATGTTGTGTAAACAACGTACCAACCATACTTGCTGCAGTTAATGCTATAGGGTTACACATTCGCATCCCCCTTTCTCAATGTGAATAAAACCATATCCCCATCGTTAATATCGTAATGAATAACCGCACCTAAAGACTTTAACCATCTAATGGTGCGGTGATTTTCTTTGTGTATGTAATTAAATAAACATTCCCTAGTTTGTAGCCATTCCCCAATGATATTTTTACTAACTCTTACAAATTGTTTTTGTAGTGTTAAACTACGTTCAAAATCTTTACTCCCCAAAAAGTAAATGCAATGCATCCCATTTAACGATGTGTTAGACACACCATAAACACACAACGGCTTATCATTATCAATAACAATGCGACTTTGATAATCTTCCCCTAGAATATCGTTCACAAAGTCATTTTCGCTGTAGTTTGAATTTTTTCGATTGATATATTTAACCTCTAAGGCATCTATCGAACGCAAGTTGATATATAACTCACGAATTAACGAAACGTGCTTAGAACGGCTAATTTTACATTCCATGAACATTTGGGAAACCACCGCCAATTTCTACCTCTCTTGTAACCGCTAATAGGTTAAATGGGAAAGGTTTTGAGTGTTTTATACAGATTTCTGTATTTGTATTAACGCTAGTTGCTATCTTAGGTAACACTATCACAGTATCACCAGTAAATAGCATTTTAGGCTTTAAGATTAAATCATCTACATCATCAAATGTTCTACCTACGCTACCGCCGTATGAACGATATAACCGCAATGCTACACGTGATATAGTTACCAATCTGCATTGTAGTGTGCCATCGTTTATTTGTTGTTCTACGCTAGGTATTTTGATTTTAGTAGTATAAGGTAACCCTACAGTAATTACATTCGCTTTACCATCTAATTTAATTACACCAGTTGGTGGTACTTCCCTAGATGGCATCTGTTGACCATCAACTACAATATCTACCATTTGCCCTACTAGATGAGGTGCGTTGATGTAATCAGTCTTAATCGAATTAGCCACTTTAACATAGCAATCTAGGAACACATCGGAGTTATCCTCTGTGTACAACGGAATACTACGCTCAATACATTTAACATTCTTATTATTGATAACACGATCTACAACAAAATATATTGTGTCTTGTTCGCCCTCTGCTACACTTTCAACATATCTGTACTTGCCATTAGTAATAAAGTGCGACCAACCATACACCTTTTGTTCAGGTATGTAGGTTAAACAGTTAAGTTGTCCATCATCTCGAACGTAGTAAATAATACTGTCTGGGTCTTGTGCATATGCACTTGTAACCGCTACATGACCTTTAACCAATGTTTTAACAAACAATGTAAGGTCTTGCCCTGTGTAGTTGTCGCTCTCATAAGAGTAACCCATATCACGAACAGTACCGCCACGCTCTTGAACGAACACGCATCTATTACCGATAAACTGTGGTTCGCATTTTAACGCACCACGTTGTGTTTGTGTTTTCAAGTAACAGTTAGTAGGTGTAATAGTCTTGCTACCATCTACTATCCATTCATTACCGCTAGTTAAAACGATTAAGTCATTAGCTGGTACAAGGTGTCTAATTTCGTACATTTTGCGGTTGATTACTGGTAGTGTGATTGCACTATCATCTGTAATCGTACCGCCTACTTTTTCAACCCCAAAGTTAGGATAATCACCAGTTCGGCTAAACCATATGAAGTTAGGCTTACTATCTGTGGCAGCAACTACAAAGCGGTCTTGATAGAATGTGCATAGTTTAGGATAACCTCTGCCTCTATTCCAACTACCTAACTTCCATTGGTAACTAGGCTCACCCTCTTTAATGCCATTCAGAACATTAACCTTTGCATTCTTAGCATCAGTTACGCTTTTAATCTCAACGATACCATATTGAGTGAACGGCATAATAGATAAGTCGCAATTCACAGAACCACTTTTAATATCCGATACGTATTTAAGCCTTGCGCCAGCTTCTATCTTGCCTGTGTCAGTTACATTGTAGTCCTTATTAGATGTATACGTTCTGTAATCTTTCCACGTTTGACCATCGTTGTTAGAAATCTGTAATTTGACTGTACCTTCCCATGTGCCATGTGTTGTGAATTTCCATGATAACTCTGTATCAGTACTGAATGCTCCAACATTATAATTGATATTGTTGTATGTCTTTTCGATAGTTGGTGCGCTAACAATACCATGTCTTACTTTTTTTTCTACAACTTCGCCAGCTGACTGAGTATGCACAGCCTCTATATAGTAAGCAATTTGAATTACACTACCTACCATATCCTGTGTAAATAGGTCTTTAGTCGATGTAATCGTATCACCACTAACAGTCAATGTATGTCCATTATCTGTGTTGATTTCCTCATAAGGTTGTTCAGTTAGTTTATATGCATCCAATCGCCAGTCAGTATCACTATATCGTGATAGCGTTTGAATAGGGTATTTACCACTACAAATGAACATTACATCGCCACTTTGGATGCAGTTTAATTCGCTTACAATGTCCGCCTCAAATGGTGTAGCTACTTCAACATTAGTATACACACCATTTCGCCACACCCTAACATACCTATCACCAAATTCAAGCATGAATGATTGGTTCTTATTGGTGGTAAACTCAAACAGTCTAACAGGCTTATCATGGTATTTAGCATAACCGATAAACTGTGAACCTTGCCTACGTGCCACCGCTCCATAAGGTCTAATCACCGCATTTTCAGCAAGCAATAATGCACTTTTATATTGTTCTAAGTCAAATCGACTAGATACATCTGGGGATACTTCGCCAGTAGTAAATGCGACTTGTCCGATATACATAGGTTGCATATCACCAACTCCTTGCTTTTAGATAATTAGACACATAAGGCATATCTAATCTACGTTCTTTAGCACTCATAGATTTTGCCTCTTGTATTGCTGCTTGATACAGTTTGTACGCTTGGTCGAATAAACCACTATTACCAGTTAGTGGCATAGCCAAATCAGATGCCATCTTACACACTAACGCTTTAACGAATATAGGGTTCATTACATCTGCATCGGTTACATCGTACACATAATCAATGTGCATGAGTGGTACATCAGATACGATGTACTTTGTATTGTTATCAGTTAAGTACACATCATATTCACGTTGCTTTTCCGCTCGGTATCGTTCACCCTGTGGAATGACTGCCAAGATGCGAACGCACTTTTCAGGGTATGCATACACATAACCCCAACCATCTATCTTGTGTTCAGATAGTACCGCTCGTTCACGCTTGCGTGCAAAGTTCCATTCATATTGTTCTAACAATACTTTGCGTGTTAGATCATAATGCAATCTACATTGTCTAGCAGGTTCTGTTTCTTCCGTCATTGAACGGATGCGACCTGCATTGATAAGCGATAATGCTTGATTACAAACATCAGTAGGTGTCATATTTCCACCTTTCTATAAAAAAAGAGGGATGCATAAGCACCCCTCGTTCAATTATTCAGCAGTTTCTTCCGCTTTTTTACCACGTTTCTTTGGTGTAGTTTCCTCTACAGTTTCTTCTGCAGGTTCTACTTCTGCGGATGCATCACCTACAGGCTCAAATAAAGAGTTGAAATAGTCCTTATCGTATTCATCTACTTCATCTTTTGTGAATGTTACTGTTTCACCCTCGTGTAATAAGCCTAAGGTGTTGTGATAGCATTTTGCTTTAACAATATATTCCATTTATAACTCCTATACTAAACGAACATCAGGTGTTAAGAATGCGGTAATTGTACCTGCAGTCATGTTATTGGCATTTAGTTTTAAGTATTTCTTAGCACCGCTAGACAATCGCACCGCAACTTTAGTTCCAGCCTTAGCATTAGCTGCTAACGTAATGCCATGCAACAATACTGCATTGGCGATGTTTTCAGTATTGGATGTATACAAGTTAAATAATGGTGTACCAGTTACATCTTTGTCGATGCGAATTACTAACCACAAAGACTCTTCAGCATCACCGCCATTACCGTTCATAACTACATCAGATCCAGTATTAGCAGTTACAGCTTGTTTGTAGAAAAAAGTATTTTGTTTATCGATATACATATTTTATCCCCCTATTATTGTACACGTGCTTCTGTAGAGATTAACGCATCAGTCTTACGTACAGGAATGCCATTAGCACGTACTACTGTATGACCCATTTCTTGGTCTTCGGAAATAGTGTATTTGTGTGCCTCGTTCTTTTGCATACGTAAGAATGTACGTACAGTTGGGTTCATGTACCATACCGCACGACCCATACCCATATTAGGAATAAGTTCTTCCGCTTTAATCATCAAGTTGATTAAGTCAGCACCAGTTTTAGCATCTTTAGTTAATGCATTAACATCGATATTAGCGATACGTACAACATATCTCCAATCACGTACAGTCAAACCTGTATCAAGTTTGTAGTGTGTACGATAGCCTTGGTAGCGACCGCCATCAGCATCAAACAATGTTTGTTCACCTAAGTCTTTATGGGAAATACCACCCATAGAACCTTTAGGATAGATACCATGTACTGTGTTTTTACCCCATACTACAAGGTAGATAGATGTAAGATTTGCAGTACCGCCTGCATCGATAATGTTTTTACCACTTTCTGCAGCTTTGTCATTGTAGCGTGCTGCCAAGCCTACAAACTTTTCAGGGGAATTTTCATCACCATAGAAAAGAGTAGATGCCCATTCTTGGTTCATTGCTTCCAAGAAAGCGTAATCTTCTGACAAGCGGAACGCTGCGGAGTTGCCGTTAAGGTCTGCCAAAGATTTATCAATCTCTGCATACGCTTCCAACATACCGCAAGTATCTGTTACTTGTTTTGTTTTAGATTTACTAGGTTTAACACCATAGTTAAGCATACGCCATGTAGCTTCTGGCAAGCCAGTACGTACAGTTGTTTTATGACCTGTAGGTAAGTTGCCCTCAACCATAGTCATATCTTGTACGATTTCATTTGTTTGGTTCATCATTTCAATAATTTGTGCAACTGCATTATTAGGATCTAATCTAGATTGCACATCCAAAAGTGTTGGGTTCATAGTACCGATTGTAGCCATGTATTACTCCTTTTAATCAATTACTTACTCATAGATGGGTAAAGCATTTTTGCTCGTTCTTCTTCTGTGATATACGTATTACCAGCTTTACCATTGTTAGAATTGTTATCCTCACCTGCCATATTGGCGATGTGTGCGAATAATTGAATTACCTCTAAACGATTACCTAGTCCGTTTTGAGATAAGATTTCACGAATGTTTGGAATTTCCTTTTCTACTGCTTCCACACCTACAGATGCTTGCGCTACTGTTTCGTCAAACTTAGCACCTAGCACCTCTTTGGTATGTGCTGCATAGTCCGCATATTGTTTCTGTTCTGCTTGTTGCCGTTGTTCCTCGTAAGCGGTTACAAGGTTTGTACCATATTTAGAACCAAATTTAGCTAACTCTACAGCTTGTTCCTGTGTTGCATTTACACCATGCAATAGCTTGGTAAATTCATTAGCGATGTTTTCATCAACTACACCATCTTCAAATGCTGGTGCAAAATCATATTTGATTTGTTCTGCTGGTGCAGTTTCTTGGTTAGCACCATCAGGGTTGCTACCTAGCAAAGTACCGCTATCATTCGTGTTTTGTTCTTGTGGTGTACCACTTTCCGCACTCGTTGTGTTATCATTCGTGCCTTGTTCTAATTCTTCTGCCATTGTGGTTATTCACCTTTCTTTGTTAATTCTTCAAATATTTTTTGTTGTTCGATATATTCAAGTTGTGCTTGGTGATATTTCTTAACACCCTCTACCCCATCACCAATACTTCCTAAATCATTCATGTACGCTAACCCTACTTTTCGTTTTCCCTCGTTGAAGAATGTTTCGGAATTACCTGTGAATGATTGTTTTAAAATATTGGTTCGGTCTAAAAGCCTACAAAAAAACCACCTACCAAGTTCAGAACTTAGTACGTGGTTAAGTGCATCAATATCACGATCACGAATATATTCTTGTTTTGTTTTCATCTACACCCCCATACCCATTAACTGTTGCATTACTGGGTTTCCATCATTGGCTGCATCTGTTGCTTGTTTAGCAGCACCAGCCATTTGAGGTGCTAGTTGTGCCATTTGTAATGCTTGTGCTTGTTCCTCTTGCTCTTGTTGTGCTTGTTGTTGTTGTTCCATGATTTGTTGATACTCATCGTTGGAACGAATAACCTTAATAGGTACACCCAAGTTCACACCATAAATATCGGCTGCTTCTTCAAAGTTGAATTTCTGAACGATGTTAGCATTGCCCTGTGCTAATGACATGATGAACGCATAGTACTGTTCAATATTAACCAAGGATGACATTTTCTGTGCTTGTGCTAATGGTGAAATGTATTCAATCTTCACATCCAAACCATTTAGCATTTCCGCTGCTTCATCGTCAATCGGTGGAAATATTCCAGCTCTATCCAAGATGCCATAAGTACGTTCAATGATTGGGTTTAAAAACTCACTTTGTAATCGTTCAACGACAGGACCTAATTGTTGCATCTTTTCTTGTGTGCGCTCCATAACCTCACGTGCGGTCATTTGCCCTGCATCAAGGTTATCAAGCATTAAGAATAAGTCAGCACTATAAGCACGTTTAATGCTTTCAGATACAAACTGTATCTTAGCTTGTACGTTAGCAACATCAATTCCTACATTGAAGATTGGTTCTACCTTTTCGTTAGTGTCTACTTCCGTTACACCGCCCGGAAATAGATTTACACTACCGATTACACCAGATGATGCACTCATAGGTGGTTTAATACCAAGTTCAATAGCCGTTACTAAATCTTTCTCTAAGAGTTGTAACATCTGTGCATCTGACTGTGCGAACCATGCACACCCTTTACCATAACCGCTTAGATCATGTGTAGTGTGTCTTGCGATTGGTATTGCCCATTCCTCAAACCCACTATGTCGCAAAATTTCATCTGTGTTACTACCCTCTACCCAATAGATAGAGGAATAAGGCATATTCTTATTGCCTAGTTTTCCGTTGCGGTCTTTGTTAGGCATAACCAACCAGCATACAACAAAAGTACTTGCATTACCTTTGCCATCGTCATATGCACGTTTGACTTTATCAGGGCAAGCATCATAACCAAACTCTTCCACTAATTGGTCAGTAGTCATGCGGTATCGTCTACCAAATGTATTTACATCACCATTACTGCCACACTCTAATGCATATGTACCGATAGGGTAAGATGTGAACCGCACACCTACTTTTGCATCTGGCATGATACTCATAGGTGCTTGGCCAAATGGCAACTCCATATAGGTTTGATGTACTGTGTTGTAGAAATTAGACTTAGCAAATACTGCGTATAATATCTGTTCCCTATCGTCTAATACTTCCGCCACCTTACTATTAGCAGCTAATTCAGCGTTTTCTAGCGTGAGTTTAAACCACTTACGGCTAGGCGGTGTCATGCCACTCATTACACCACTAGCAAATATTTGGCAACTTTCCCAAGCCACACCATTATTAATCTTATCGGTGTAGACTTTCGATTGGTCTTGTTCATCATCAAACACACCTAGGAAAGGCAACTGATAATCTCGAATGTCTTTCCACCTAGATATGTACTTCTGACGATTATCGAACATCGACTTAAACTTCGCTTTGATTTTGCTATAGTCTTTCTTCTGCGGTAGTTTGTCCGTAGGTTGTCTAGCAAGCGTTGATAAAATAGTACCTTGCATTATTAACCCCCTAATGTTGTTTTAGTGCCAGTTGCCGTAGATAAGATAGTACTATCAAAGCCTTTCTTATTCTTCTTTTTCTTGGAATACCATTCCTCACCAGTTGTTGTAGTAGCATCATCTGTTTGTACAGTCGGTGCTGGTGCTGGCATTGGCGTATCAGGCATCTTATTTTTCATGCACATTTAATCACCCCTTATCTTTTAAATGGATCATACTCTGTGTTAGCATGAACCCTACTCCCTGCATTCACTTTTTTATTGACCTTGAATGCAAAGGTCAAGGCTAACGCATCGCCTTTGTTTGGAGATGGTAAGCCACGTTCTTTCATATCCTTTTTACTTTCAAGTTGTATTCGTCCATTCTTATCGATAATAGCCTCTGGACTTGTTAAATCGTCATATAACCCTTGGTCATTAGGTGGAATAGAACCGCCCTCTTTTAGCCAGTCTTTCATTTCGCCCCACATATACGCTCTCATGTTGAGATACATATCATTAGGTGCCTTACCCCCAAACGCAACTAACCGCCACTTTCTACCCATTGATTTACCGATACTGTATATACCAGTTCCGTAGCCTTGGTCAATGAACACCGCATCTGCTTTGTATTCATCCTCGAATTGTGCTATTAGGTTAGCCATTCGCATATCATCGTCATTCTTTTCAATGGTTGCCAAACACTTCATTGAATAGCCTTGTCGCATTACGATTTCTAACGTATCGCCACCAGTCCATGCTGGGTCAACACCAATAATCGTTGGTAGATTAACAAAATCAGTAGGCTTATATATTCGCCTTTGTGCTTCATCTACGATTGATGCGGATATAAACTGTGTATCAGATGCACTAGGGAATAACCCTCTAACACGCACCTTTACAAAGTCGCTATCCTCACCATGTATATCCACCCATTCTTGCAATTTGGCTTTGTTTGAGATTTTAACAGTACGGCTATCAATTTGATAAGTAGTCCAATAGTTACGATGTTTTCTGAAACATTCTCTAAACCTACCACTATTACGTGTAGGGTTACCAAATACACACCAGATAATTTCTGTTTCCTTATCTGTTAATGCACCCTCTGTTACTTCCCATATCTTGTCAGATATTGCGGATGCTTCGTCAAAGATGATAAGTATTCTGTTACCTTGATTGTGTAAGCCTGCAAATGCTTCAGGGTTGCTTTCACTCCACGGAATAGCATCTATCCGCCATGTTTTCTCATACTGTTTATCAGCACTAAACAAAGCGGTTGCAGTATAGGTGAATAGTTCCTTACCTATAAACAAGTTGTACCACTTATTTAACTCAGCCCAAGTCTTAGACTTTAACTGTGTATCAGTATTAGCAGTAACTACACCCCTTGTATTCTCATGCGTAGCAATAGCAAACAAAATTAACAATGAAGAAAAAGCGGACTTCCCAATACCATGACCTGATGCAACTGCAATTTGTATTGCTTTAGCTAATGACTTTCCCTTACGTAGTTCTTCACTTATTTTCTTGAAAGTCTTAACTTGCCATTCGTCAGGACCATCAAAGTTTTCTAAGGGTGTTCCTTTTTCACCCCAAGGGAAAGCGAAATATACAAAGCCTAATGGATCATGAGTAAACGAACCCAACGCATCAATCAGTTGTGCCTTGTTGTACTTCATCTGATTTCACCCTTGCTTGTTTCATCCTATCGGATATATCAATCTCTATTTCTGCATCTAGTTTCACCTTATCAGTAAATAGCATATGCCGTTTGCCTAATAATTCCGCTGCTTTTGTTCTATCCGCTACAGATACATCTAGTCCAAATGCATCTTTTTCTTCGCCGTTCATAACCTTAGTTAGGTACTCCAATACTTCGTCAGCCGTTGCGATTGTGTTTTTACTACGTTCTGACATCACCGCATCTATATATTGGCGTACCTTAGGTTTTCTTAGCATCTTACTCCCTGTTACACTTGCACTATTTTCTGCATATCCAGCCTTAATAGCACTCTGTGTTGCGTTGGTAGTCTTGATATATTCATCTGCAAATATTCGTTCTTTTTTTGTTAGTTTACTAGCATCTGCCATATATCAATCACCACCTTTATATGTTCTAACTAAAAATAGCAGTACTTCATGTTGCTTAGTACTGCTATACTCACTTTCTTTCTTATAGAGTTGTTTCTCTTTAAAGGTCTTACCTTTTTTGTACTTATGAGGAAATGTTAGTTTGTACTCTTCCTCTGTGTACATTCGACTGACAATATATATCTTGCACGGCTTATCGTATTTACTCCATGATTGCCTTGTATCGACTACATATCGTCTACCATTCATCCGTAATGCGGTTAATAGTTTCTTTATCGTTGGTTGATAATTCACATCCAACACCACACAATGCCGATTAAGATTAGTACCGCACATACAATAGCTAGTCCATCGATGATTGTAATCATGTTATCGCCACGATGTTCGTATGCGTATTTAGCTTTAGCCTGTAGTTCTTTATCGTTTAAGTTCTTTGCTGCTTGTTTGAATAGTTTTCTATCTTCAATGAATTGTTTAATTGCTTTAATCATTTCAGTACTTCGCCACCTTTCCTTTTTAGTTTGCCATGTGATCTAACACATAAGCCACATTTATTTTTGCTTGCGCCACTATGCGCAATATATGTTTGGCATCTTCCGTTGTATTCGATTACGTTGGCAGTACAGATGCCATATTTGTCATTGTTTAGACAATGTTTTCTATCGCAATGTATCTGTGTCATTTTGCGCCCTCTGATAGATTTATACAAAAAATGAGATATATCCACGTAGATATACCCCATTTTGTGATAAGTTTATTCATTTTGTTTATGTTAATTATTCAAAACCGAAGTTATACCATCGCTCTCTTGTCGATGTAACACATAGGAATTAGCATTTCTTCTAAAACTCTATATCGTGTGTTAAGTACCTAGGAAACAAATATAACTCCAGTTTTCAATAATCACTCAAAACTAGGTGTGTTGATGATATGACAATTTACGCAATTTGGAGTTCAACTGTGAATAAAGAAATACAAAGTTGGAAATAACACACCTAGTTTTCAACAATCATTACACACTCAATACCAACAACTAACAATTTGATGGATCGTAATCGTGTTAGGTTAAGTAACAACAAGAATATGAATAAGTTTCTTTTGGAGGCTGCTAGTTGTCAGTATTCAATGTGTAACCAATAAAGGGTAAGTTCGTATCTGTAAATGTATAATGTATAAGCTATGCTCGATGATATTCGACTCACCCTGTATCAGTTTGCAGTAAAATTCACATATAAAGTTTTTGTCTTAACACATACTTCAAAATTGAAATTAGAAAAAAGTATAGTGTTGTTTCCTTAGTAATCAATTATGGTTGCGCTGCTACTCTGTGTCCATCGATGAATTTTTCTACACCACATTTCGCCCATATACAACAAAGGCACGCTCTTTTATGGGCGTGCTTGTTGTTGTGTTTGATGTCCTAAGGAAAGAGTGAGTAGTAGTCGCTTAGTGGCAACTTCTACATATATATTATACCTAATAGCAAACTATAGGTATATGGACATTCACGGACATTTGCGGACATTACTGGACAAGTTTTCGCCCAAACTCCAATAATGCTTTTTGCTTGTATCGTTTCGCCTGTTTAGTTGAGTAACACCCAATCATCTTATAAGCATCTTCTGTTGTATTGTTGAGTACAAACTCATAACGCAAGATGATTGCCCCCAGCTTTTCGTCTAGGCTATCTATCTTAGTGATCGCATCGCATTTTAACTTTGATAATTCATCAATACGCTTATCACGTTCAGCGACTGTATCAAGAAATCTAGCTATGCTACCCTCTAAGCCTTGCGGAGTTCCACCGCCTGTTACTCGGTCTTTTGAGTAATCAATAGCACCTATGGATGTAAGGTTCGCTCTTAGTTGATTGATTTCTTCCTTGATAGATGCAATCTGTACATCAATTAGCTTTACTGGTTGTAGGTACTCAACCGCCATTTCTATTAGTTTCTTTTCGTCATATTCTCCCAAACACTTCACCTCACCCTTTAAATGCTAACTCCGCATATCCCCAAGCAACAGGTCTATCAGATACTACATTGCTCCAAGATGTCTTTCCATCACGCCACGTATACACTTTTCCATCTTCATATTCGGCAAAATACCTACACTTCCACACTTCGGCAATGCTATTTCTTACAAAAATCGGTGTATCAACTTCTACTTTCGACCAATCAACAATACCTAATTCTTCTGCAATGTCTAACACTTCATTACGCTCTATTTTAGGCATTATTTTGCTTATGTTATTAATACACTTCACATGACCGCCACTATTTATATCTAATATGCCGTCATTCATAATTGGTCTTTTGGTTGTTACAAATGCAGTATCACCGATATTCTTAACATAATATTTCCAGCCATCATCATATAACTTTTGAAGTAACCACTCTCTACCTTGTTTATCTGTGATCATACTTTTTTCACTCTCCTTTACAAAGAACCCTTTGGCAAATTGTTTGATACTTTCAACTTTTTCATCAGTTGCATTTTCAATACCACACAACAAACACTCAAATCTAACCCACTTTTCTTTATGTTTATAGAAGAATATGCACTTACACACATCTTCTTTTATGGTTGGTTTACATACTTCACCATTAATATCTATTGCGAATTTATCGTTATTGAAAAAAATTCTATCTCCAATCAAGTCCTCACCCACGCTCCTTTATCCTCATTCCAAACAAACATCACTTCATCTTCCAAGTAAAAATCATATCCATCATCTACAACTTTACCGATATAAAATGTATTCTCATCACTCTCTACCGCAAGCTGGCACAAGAAATCAAATGCATCTTGGTAACTTTGAGGTCTTATGTAAAAGTCGGAGTGTTCAACATAACCGCTATAGTTCGTCATCTAACAATATACCTTTCTGACATAGAGTTGTAGATTTGGTGTTTTATTTTAAGAGTAACTTTTTCTACAAAGAAATCTAACCTAAAACATTGTTCTATTTCAAACACAGTCGATAACTCTGTGATAGTCATCCCTGAAAACTCATATATGATTTTTACACTACCATCATTAACTTCAATTTTAGGTTTAATAATGGTATCTGCTATAACTATTGTTAAAGCACTAGATAACAACTCTAAATTAATCATACACACCGCCATATTGTTTATCGATTTCATATCTATATTGTGATATAACTCGTTTCTTTATATCCAACGCAAGCTGCTCTAATGTAAGATTTAAACCTCTTAATTCAATCAGCGGTAATTCTATACCTATATTTATATTGCCGTATTTGTAGATTAACCTAAATCTATCAAATTCATGGATAATTTTAGGTTCTAGCAACTCATCGTTATAAACAAATGTCAAAGCACGTTGCAATGTGTAAATCGTATCTTTTATGCCAATTCTTTCTATATCGTTATAAATTCTCATACTCACCTATTATGATAGGGCGGATATTTCACCGCCCATATCCTTTACTTAAATAATGGTAGAAACATCATGATTGTTATACAAATCAATAACACGAACACCCATATCAATGCACCTGTTGATAAAAGCGTAAACAAGTTTTCATTTCTACACTTTCGTTCTGCATCAAGCATTGCTAAATTTCTTGCCATTGCAAGTCTTGATATTCTACGTTCATTTTCTAACCTTGCGATTTCACATTCAATATTTATTTTTCTAATATCTCGTTCAATATCATTCATTATTTACTCGCTTTCAATGTTTCCACTTCTGCTACTAATTGATTAACCAAGGTTTCAAGTTCTTTGATTTTGCCTTTGTGGTTAAGTTCATATTCAGAACCTTTACCAAGTCGGAAGTTTACACTAGCATTTACCATACGTTCACTACCTAATGTTGTACCTACGCTAAACATTACGTGTTCATTTGGTGCATAGAAACCACCAAGTGCTACTGCGCTATGTCCTTTGTAATGACCATACCCTACGGAGAATGTCATTTTATCGTCTTTGTTGTAGCCTAGATAGTGCAATGCGGATAACGCTGCATTGGCTGCACCAGCTTTACCAATTTCACGGTCTACATTGTTAGTCAAACCACGTTCTAAACTTGTAATGCGGTTTTCATGGTCTGCAATAGCGTTTCCGTGGTCAACTAATGTTTGTTCGTGAGATTGTAAAACTTGTGCATGGTTGTTAATGATCGTTGTGTGATTATTAATAGCATCTGTATTCGCCTTGATGTTGCCAGCGTTTACTTTAATTGCATCAGTATTAGCATTAATTAATGCTCTATTCCCTTGAATAGCTTTAGAATTTACCCCTACACGCTCGTTTGTTGCGTTGATAGAGTTAGTAATCGTTGTGTAATTGTTATCCACCTTATCGGTTAAATTCTTGATGTTATTTACATTGCGGTCTACACGGATATTCAAGCACTTAATATCTTTATCGTGTTTCGCAAGTTTTGCACCCATAGATGCGATTTCATCATATGCAGCGTATAGTTGACTACCATTTACCGCATCTGTAGATGCTGCATCAACTTGTCCTGCTGCTACATTTGTAATTTGGCGATTGTAATATTTCACACCACCGAACCCTGCTCTGTCTTTAGAACCTACACTCACTACAGATTGAGGGTTTTCCCCAGCGAATACATGGGTTACCCCATTCAATACTACTTGTTGTGTAGGTACTGGGTCATCTGTTACGGAATTAGTACCCAATGCTACACTATTACTTTTATCTGCTACTGTGTTATTACCAATAGCGTAAGCATCCCATGCCGTAGCTTTACCATGAGTGCCTACTACTGTTGCACCTTGACCAGCGGTTTCAGAATTAGCACCAATCACCACTTGCTCTTGGTTGCTATTTGTTTTGTTATTATAACCAATGATTGTCGTTTGGTTCGCACTTACTGTGCCATTGTTAGCACCGATAACTGTTGTATCGTTACCGCTAACTTTATTATCTCGACCTAAAACGATTGTACTTGTACCTGTAACTACTGTATTTACACCTAATGCAGCGGAGTTATAACCGCTAACTACTGGTGCGGTAGTGTTCGGTTCCACTTGACCTACCACCAAACCATTTGCAAACGTGCTACCTGTTACTGCCATTACTGCCATTGTTGCTACTACTAATTTTTTGTTCATGTTAATTTCTCCTTTTATGTTAATTAATTTATTTACCAGTACTGCCATAACCGCCAGAACCTCGTTCTGTTTCGGTTAATTCATCTACTTCTAATACATCAACCATTGCTACAGGTACGATGATTAATTGTGCGATGCGATCACATCTAAAGATTGTGTAGTCATTACAAGATACGTTTTCATATGCAATGCTTAGTTCACCTCTATAGTCAGCATCAATAATGCCTACACTATTGGCACATCTTAGCGGTGTTTTGCTCATACTGCTACGTGGCACTAATAACCCCATATGCCCCTTTGGTATTTCTACCGCCACTCCTAGCGGTATTTTCTTTTGACTATCTGCAGGCACTTTAATATGAAATGGACAATACAAATCTAAACCAGCTGCATCTTCACTACCTCTTGTTGGTAGTTGTGCGTATTCACTAACCAATTTTACTTTTATTTGTTCAATCAAAATTCCACCCCTAACATCATCAATGCACGTTTTACTGTTTTATAATCTGCTCCTACTTGATAGCTAATTGCCCTTAATGACATTCCAGCGTTGTGCATTTGCAATAATGAATTTCCATCTAAATCACTTACACGTGTATATGTTTTCTGTGGTTTTGTGCCTTTTAAGCCTAAACAACACAACGCTCTGCCAGCACTTATATTTCCGTATACACAAGCTGCTAGTGCTAACCAGTTAAGGTTATTGTCAGGCACAAACTCACTCATATTAACCGCCATTGCTCCACTCACTTTCCTTATATAATCTAAACCAATCATCTGCACTCATGATTACAAGCCATTTCTGATTGCTTTTCTTCCATGCCACAATAGGTATATCTCCATTATCAGCAGCTATTGCATCGTGTTCCGCTTGTTCATAGGCTTTACGCACATTTAGGTTTTCAACGAATTTGACCTCTTGATGTATGTTAGGTAGTCCGATGCAGTCGCTGGCATCGCCTGTGTTACCGCAATATTGTGCAGTTCGCCGTACTTTATCGAACCCATTGGCTCTACATACATCACGCCACATTCGTTCGCCACGTTTACCTTTATCCTTACTGTTTATTGGCAATGATCATCACACCTCTTTAAAATATCCTTTACTAACTCCAACGGAATATGCGACCTCATGTTGTATCGATTTATCCCTTTTATGTTCAACTTGTTAAATTTGATTTGGTTTTTCATATCATCTTTGAGTAGTTTCAAATCGATATTACTACCAAACTTTGTAGGTTTCTTAACTGGGTAATCGTAGTTGTTGTAATATGTTAGGTTCTCATAAGGAATATCGAACCCTATTACATTCTCGATATACTCCCATATCCGCCCATATGCTGGGTTTTCAATCACGAATACCCTAGGCTGGTATCGCTCAATGATTTTCAATGTATTATAGATACACATTTCACCATTGATGCGTGTTAAGAATGACTTGTCATACTTGAATTGGTAGTTTTCATAGTCAGCATGATTTCTGATTGTGAATTTACTGCCTTGTTCATATTCACCAAACAAGTTGATAGTCATATCCTTTTCTTGTTTCCAACACGCATTGCCACCTTTCATGGCACTTGCTACGCTCCAACTTTCACAAGGCGGACTTGCTAGAATAACATCTGGTCTATCTAGCTTGTCCAACTGTTCCCATAGTGCGTTAGGTTTATGTAGCGTATTAACTGCAAGGTCTTGGTTGATACACGCATCACCAATACCTATTGATGTGATTGAGTGTTGCCCCCCCCCACATTCACGTTATATTCATCTACCGCTTGACGATAGCAGCCGTTGCCATCATCAAATAACCCCCATATATGCATCCTCTGTTTCACTCACCTCTAGTCATTCACAGTACATCCATATTTCGCCTTACGCATACGATGTTTAACTTTCTTTACGTTATTTCCCAAGTACGCTATTACATCGTTTCGTTTGATTGCGTTTTCTTACATCGTTTCCCTTTTCTGCTTATACATTCGGTAAGCTGGACACTTAACGTGGCAAGCTACCTCTCTGTATTCGCATCCCTTACATGGTGCATTCATTTTTCAGACCTTATCATTAAAAGGGTTTATAGTTTCAAATACTACAAATGAAGTATTGGTGTATCCATGGCGTTTTTCCCACTTACGAAATACATCGGTTAATTCCTTTTGCAATTCGTCTATATGTTCTTGTTTTACATCTAGCAAATAATCTTCCGACCATTCCGCAATTTCATCGTCAAGATCACTACTATAAATATCTTCAATTACACGCTCTGCATCAACAGTAGGAACATAATAATACGGGTTCCCAACTCTAAGTTTTGGTATCTCATCAGCTGGGTAAGTATCCGTAACTTCCTTGACCGCATCTTCAATGCTTTTATGCGGATATCCTACATACTCATCAATGCACCAACACCACTCATTCTCGTTTTTTACTAGCATATTTTCACCTCTTAAAACGGAACGTTTTCATCTTGTGGTTGCTCAAAACTATCAAAGTTACTAGATGCACCATCATCATTTGTTAGTGATGTACCTACAAAGTTTGCCACTACTTCTGTTACATATCGTTTTTGTCCATCTTGTGTTTCGTATGAACGTGTTTGAAGTCTACCCTCAACGAACACTCTATTGCCTTTACGCAAATTACCAATGCTTTCTCCTAGCTTTCCCCATGCTACACAGTTGATGAAAGCGGTTTGTTCTTTTGTTTCACCATCGCTCGATGTGAAAGTATTGGTTGCTGCTACGTTGAAAGTGGCTACTGCTTTTCCAGATTGTGTGTAGCGCACTTCTGGATCACGTGTTAAATTACCTAAGATTTGTACTGTATTCATTCATTACTCCTTTAAATCTTTTGTTCGATGCACATTGTGCCTTTGTATACCTTGATGATTTCCTCTAGGCTTTCAAAGGTTCTTGCATCCGCTTTCATAATCATTTGCATCTGTTGAGTTGCCTCTTCTTGTGTTTCCACGTTTAGAGGTATCTCAATAGTTATAACCATTTTTCTTTTTTTACTTAGCATTTATCCCCCTAAACATAATCTGCGATACGATATATTTTTGTTCCTAGCACTACATACCCTATATTCTCGTATCTATGGCGTTTTTCCCATGCTTGGAATACCTTTGTTAATTCTTCACTTAGTTCATCAATATGTTCTTTTTTAACATCTTTCATGTAATCGTCTGACCATTCTGCGATTTCATCATCCAAGTCATAATCACATACATTCCAAATTACACGCTCGCCGTCTACTTCTGGCACATAATGATAAGGATGACCTATTCTTACTGACACAATATCATTTTCACCTAAATAACCACGATCACTATCACACGCACCAAACGAATCTTTATTGTATTCTAAATAATCTTCAATAGCCTCTTTAATGCTATCTTGTGGTTCGCCAGCTACTTCATCCTCAACCCAGCAATATTTTGTTTCATCTTTAACTAACATAATCTATCACTCCTCACCAATAACTAAGCTGGTTTAGTTCAGCTTCACAATCATCTACGTACACATCATAGTTAGGATGAATGTGGCAATCGACTGTTGCTTCGTTACGCATGATTTCAAGTAGGTTTTCAATCTTTACCATCGCTTGTGCCTCGTTATTTGCCAACACTTGAAAGATAACATTGAAATTAACATTCACGCTTACATCAAACTCTTTCACTCTTTCCCTCATGTTTACCCCCCTATTGCCTGTTTAAGTAACGCTTTCCCTTTATCGGATATTTTGCTTTTATTGATTATTTCTGCTACATCAACTGGCTCTTTTGCGACCTCTACCAAATTTCCAGTAGAGGTCATTTCTATTTTCTTTTGACCTGCACCAATCAATGCACGTTCACGTTCTGCTTTTTCTCTTGCTTTTAATAACAAGTGATTATCTTTAATTGAGTTAGACAATCTCAATCGTTCACGTTCTCTTGTTTCTTGCACTTCGTAGTTTTTAACAAACTGCGCCCTGCATGATGTTTCGTTGAAGTTATCGCCGTTTTGAGGGTCAAACGATTTCCAAATTGCTTTGGCACATTGTTTTGTTATCCCCTCTAATTTGTCTAACCCCTTTTCGTAGCCATATGATCGTGCTACTTGATACACCCTTTCCCATGCATCTTGTGCAGTCGGTAGTTCCTCATGTGCATTTACAAAGGCACTTAATGCGGAACATTCCTCTCTAATTTCTGCAATCGTAGGCAAGAATTTACATCTATCAATCAGATTGCTGATTGCCTGTTCAAGTGTTACATGGTTCACATTAGATAACTTTGTTACATATAACATCATGCGTTGTTCTGACATATCAGTAGACCACGCTATCTGTAACATCGATAGTGCTTTCAAAGTCTGTTGTTGGTTGTTCAGTATCTACACCCCCTAACTTATTCATCAAGTTATTAACTACATTGATTGCATCTTCCTTGCTATTCTTTTTAGAATTAGGTTTTCTGTATTCACTACGTTCCCAAGTCCGAACGGCTGCTTTCCAATCTTTCATGGAGTTCTTTCCTACTTTCCAACCGTTGCTTTCATAGTAGTCAAAGAATTGTTCAGCGTTTACATTGTTATTTCTTTCAATGCAGTATGCTTTTATTTCAGATAGAGTAGGTTTTTCAAAACGCTTGCGTTTTGTTGTAGTGCTTTTTGCACTACTATCTATCTCTATCTCTAACTCTTTCTCTAACTCTTTCTCTATCTCTCCGTTACACAAATGTTTCACTTGTGTTACATCGGTGTTACATTGTAACGCTTTTTTCTTTTCTCGATGCCTACGAACCCTGCTAGCTACTGCGGTTTCGCACCCTGTACTATCTTTGGTATCTGGTAGATAGTATTCTTCATCAGAACGTATTTCTAACAATCCTGTTTTTAATAGGTATTGTATGGTGATTTTTACGTTTTCTTCATCTTCATCTAGGTCTAATGCTAGTTCAGATGCGAAATCATCTTCTAAGCCGTCAAAGAATAGTTTGCCATCATCCATGATTGAACGGAGCATCATTTCTAGGTATATGATCGTGTATGTATCACCGCCAGCAATCTTACGTAATCGCTTTATCTCTTTTCTTTTGAAGAAATCTTTATGCAACTTCAACCAAAAATATCTTTTAGGTTCTGCCATAGGCTATTCCTTACTTAATTTTTCTTCTACAACTTCACGTAAGAATGAGTTCAACCCAGCATAGACAACTTCATTGATACACTCTAATTCGTCGATAATATCTTGATGAAATGTTTTATCTCCTTGTTTACGTTTGTAATAACCAAGTCTTGCATTGATTAATGCTCTTACCATATCCAATTTTTCATATCCATTAATTTTGCATTTTTTCATATTCATCAGTCCTCTTTTCTATTTCCTCTAATAAGTGCTTGCGTATCTCTTTTGCAAACACTCCATGTGCTTGATTGTGGCATTGCATACACAAGCAAGCTAGATTTCTTAAATCACTTAAACCACCTTGTGAACGGAATACTATGTGATGGCATTGTTCTGCTCTGTAGCCACATATAACGCATTGTCCATTATCACGTTCATAGGCTTGTTTTCGTGTTACTGAATATAATTTGTTATCCCTTTTCTTTCTGTTGTTCACTCTCCCACCCCTCTATGAGTGATTGAATGTACTCACTAGGTTCTAACTTAATACCTAGTTGTTCACATTCATCCGTTAAACAATCAATAAGCCTTGCCATTTCTTTTGTGTTGTATACGCTGCTGCCGTGGTAACACATTATGTTGTGATACCCTTTTAGACTTTGGCATTCGCCAGCATCTTCGGCTATCCACCCTATTCCGTGTCCTTGCCATATTTGGATGTATCTCTCTATGGCATCTTCACGTACTGGCACATAACTAAAGTGGCTACAATCTTTAATTGCTTTTCTATACACATCTTCTTTTGATGTGTACCCTGTCTTACTTAACTCTTCCGCTATCTTTTGACATAGAACCCAGCAGTATGAATTAGCGTTCATACTACGTGATTTTGATTTCTTTTTAATCTCAATCACGTATTCTTTGTCTTTATCTAGCTTGTTTAGATCATTGTCATGTGGTGCTGGTATTACTACCATTACACCAAGCGGACTTCTTAATGTTTCGATGTTATTTGTTGTCCACTTCATAACCTTTTACCCAGTCATAAAGTTTTGACATTTGATTTCTTGTAATGTTATCAATCACACCAACACCAAACATTTCTGTTAATTGGTGTGCTACTTGCTCTTCGTTTAACCCATGTTCATTTGCCATCTTCAATATGATTGCGTATGCATTGTGAGGGTCAAATTCTTTTTCTTTCTTTTCTTTTTCGGCTGCTGCATTGATTTTCGTATCTTGTAAACCTCGGTATACATCAGCACCTACACCAATCATTTTTGCTGCAGTACCTAGTGCATCTGTAACAGCCATTTTGAAAGCCTCATCATTTCCGTGGTAACCATTTTTATCTTTGTATATTAAGAAATCACCACCATAACCGGGAATTGGTTTACTCCACTCATTCCCCTCTTTGATATATAGATTTACTTTTACATAAAGCATTGTTTCGCCAGTAGCCTCGACAAATACTTGTTCTGTATCTACAATGTCAAAGTACCAACCAACACCACACATCCCATAAACTTCGGTTAATATTTCCCATCGCCATTGAGGAGAAATGTCATATTTCCCTTTCAATTTCCCAAAGTCAATTATCTTTAATGCTGATTGCGGTACAGTTTTTACCGCATTATATCTACTATCCATTTATACCTCTTTGTACTTGTAACCACGCATTTCTAAGAAATCAGTTAAATCTTTTACATCATCTTCCGTTAAATCATAAACAGTTACTGTAAAACCAGTTTTAGTTTCTACAACTTCGATTTTTTCAACTGTTTCATTTGTGATGCTTGCTCGTGCAGCCTCTTCCATTTCGTTGCGTTCAGCAAATTTTGCATTAATCAATTCTCTTGCTTGATCTAGTGGCATATCTTTTACAACATCCCAACATTCATCAAATGTAATTGGTGTTGCTAATTCGTATTGTTGGTTGCAAGTATCTACAACAAACTCAATCATGCCTTTTTTCTCTGCTAAGATTTGTTTGTAATCATCATCCGATTGTTGTCTTTTTGAAATCTCAATCATCATTCCCTCAATAGAGATTTCAATGTCTTTCATCTTTGCAGTTTTATTTAACCAGCGTTTATCGTGTTGAAGTTGATTTGCGTATTCTTCACGCACTCCATATTTTTCAACCATCTTTTCGATAAACTTATTGATAGCATCCGTTTTAGCTTGTGCCTCTTTTTCATCAAAGTATTTGATTTGTTCTGCAAGTGGTTTTTCTGCATCGTAAACAACTTTCAATACTTCGTTTACTTCTTCCTCAAACAACTCAATCGGTCTTTTGAGTTCTCGTTTTTTCTCTTTACAGAATTTATCAAGTGTTGTTCTGTATTTAACGATTTCATTTTTAGCACTTACCATCTCTTTATAGTTATCTTCTGTAACTACAAGTCCTTTGTATTTTTCTAATTGTGCCTCAAAGTAAGATTTGATTTCATCTTTATTCCACTTGAATACTTGTTGATTTTGACTAACAATCGGCGTTAAATTAATTTCCATTTAATTCTCCTTATATCTGTGCTAAAATATAAGTAGAGATATTTCACATATTCTCTACCAAGTCCGCTAAACTTCTTCTAACACTTTTCATAGCGGACTTTTTTCTTTTCATAAAATTTACATTCATCTAACCAATAGCCAGTTAATAGCCATGTGGTTATACCTAACATCATTTGTAAAAACCCAGTCCATAAACCTATTTGGTCTAGTTCTATACTTCCTACCGCACCAATAGCAAGTAACCCTGTTATTGTTCTTAGTGCGTAACACAACTTAATCATCTAAATCATCTCCTACAATCACTAGCATTTGGCTGGTGATTTTTTTTATTTCACTCTTTAACTTATGATTTTCTTTTCTTAGGCTTTCCACCTCGCTTTGTAGTTTCCTGTAACCGATTGCGTTATATTCATCTTCAACACCTGCTAGTGCTTCAACCTCTCTTCTGTTAAATCTCACACCACTTATATTTGGTAGTTGTGTTAGCTTTCCATCATTTCTTAGGTTGTATACAGATGTTGTTGAGATTTGTAACAGTTCGGCTACTTGCTCTACTGTGTATACAAGGCTCTCCATATCTCATCCCCTTATGTGAATTTAATTCACTATTTTATTTAAAAAAAATATCTTTAGTTTCCTTGCTAGTTAGTTTCAATAATTCAACCAACTTTGCAATTTCAGATGCCTTAAACTCTGTATCACCTCTCAACTTCTTGTAAAACCCCTCTCTAGTAAGGCTTAACTCACTAGCTACATGGGATAACTTATACCCCTTGTTATCAATTATTTGCTTTAAGATGTTCATTCTACACCCCCTTTTCGTATTTTGTTATGTGTGAATTTAATTCACACTCATAATATAACATTATGGTGAATATGTGTCAACACTTTTTATTATAAAAGTTGATTTTTTTTCACGTTACATTTAAAATCATAATAGATAATAGCGTTAAGAGGTGATACGACATGACATTATATGACAATATAAAAACATTAAGAGAAAACTTAAAAATGTCGCAAGATGATTTAGCAAGAAAAGTCGGTTATAAAGATAGAACCAGCATCGCTAAAATTGAAAGCGGTAAAATTGATTTAGCTCAATCTAAAATATTTGCTTTCGCTAGAGCTTTAAATACAACACCAGAAGATTTAATGGGTTTGAAATATTATGATGATCGTGAAGTATCTGAATACGCACAAGCGGTAAAAGATAACCCTAATTTGAAATTACTATTTGATGCTAGTAAGGATATGTCCAAAGATGATATTGATTTTGTAATTAATACGATTGAGATGTTAAAGAAACGTGAGGGCAAATAATATGGAATTACTATTCTCTGTTATATCTATTGTGGCTTATTTCTTTGGTTACCCTACTGTTGCAGGTGTTGTAGGTATCGTAGCCACTATATTATTTATATTACTCTATTCCAAGCTAGAAAAATCATATACTGCATTCGTTCCGTGGTTGGTTATTTCTGTACTATTAAACGTATTATTTATTAATTACAAACCCAACTTTGTATTAAGTATAGGCATAGTTTCTTCAATGTCTATATGGCTAACTTCTGTATTGGTTTGGATATTCCATTCAATCACAAATAAATAATGCGAAAAATTATACACATAAGATGATATACAATACTCCCATAAGGGGGAATGTATATGAATATAGTTTTGATTTACACAAAGTTAAGACCAACTCAAAATGCAGTATTAAAACTAAACGATGATAGCACTTATACCATTTTAGTTAATAGTGATAAACCTATTGATGTACAACGAAAAGGTATATTACATGAGATAGGTCATATTCTAAATGATGATATGTTCAGCCACGCTAACATTGATTTATTAGAAAAAATGGCACACGCAAGGGAAATAGAGTTTGAGGGTATCAACTTCTACACGCATATATTATGAGGTGAATTATGCAATACAATTTCACTATCAGAAAAAAGGATAAAGGCTTTCAAATCATTGTAGCCTATAAAGACGGCTATAAATGGAAACAAAAGTCTAAACAAGGTTTTAAAACTAAACGTGAGGCTAAGGAATACGGACACGTTATAGTTAAAGAGTTGGACAAAACTGCACTCTTAACCAAAGATACAGAATTGAAAGAATTAACTTTCAAGGAATTTGCGGATATGTTCCTTGAAATAAAAAAGGCACACGTTACGCACAATACATTAGTTATGTATCGTCATGCGGTGTGTGCTTTCAAATCTATCCATGATATGAAGTTATCAGATGTTAAACCGCTACATATTCAAAATGTGGTAAATAAAATGGCTAACTCACCTACTACCATTAATTCGTATTATAAGGTAGTGGAAAGGATATTCTATATAGCTATCAACCCATACAATATAATTAGTGATAACCCATGTGATGGTGTTAGGTTGCCACGTATTGAACGAAAGAGTATGATCCATACAATCTCTGATGATGATTTAAACCAATTCGCCAAGTACATAAGGGAAAAATATCCACAAGCATATTACTTTTTACAAATAGCACGATATACTGGCATGAGGTTTAGTGAGGTGTACGGACTAACTTGGAATGATATATCCCTAGAAAATCGCCAAATTCACATCAACAAGCAACTTTCTTTCAGAAAAGGTGTTATCACCTTTGAGAAAACTAAAACCGCCAATTCGGTGCGAATTTTGCCAATTCCACCTATATTAGAAAACATACTTATAGAGTATAAATCTCATGAATTAGAATTTGAATATGGTTTAGTTTTGAACCCCTATAAGAAAAATGGTGTTAAATGGCAAATAAACACATACTTAAAACGCTTTGGAGATAACCTATCAGCACATAACCTAAGACATACCTATGCTACAAAGCTATTAGCTAATGGACTAGATGTGAAAACTGTATCATCATTACTAGGCGATACACCTGCAATGGTGATGAAAACGTATGTGCATTACAATGAAGAAATGAAAGCAGCAGCATCAAATGCAGTTGCTAAAATTTTTGAATAA